AGTCGATTTCGTTCAGCACCTTGTTGATGGCGAAGAGGTCTTCCTCGGTATAGCCGGGCCAGTCGAACTCGCGCGCCGCCCAATGCACGAACACCCGCTTGAAGGCCTTCGACGGCGTCAGCCCGATCCCGCCATGTTCGGCGATGTAGGCGAAGGTCTTTTCCAGCGCCCGCACCATCGGTGAATGCGCCAGCGTCGGGTTTGAATCGTCGATCTGGCGAAACTCGATCATGTCAGATCTCCCGCGCGAACCAGCGAATCCGGCCGATGATGTGGATTTCTTCGGCGCTGCGCTCATAGGTACTGTAGAAGCCGTTGTCCGAGATAACCCGGACGGCAGGCGGATCGCTATTCGGGACGTGCTCGAGCCGCTTGGCCACCAACCCGATGCCATCGTCCAGCACGAAGATCCCGGGCGGGTTGGGCGCGCGGCGGGTCATGTCGACAAGCACAGTATCGCCGTCCAGCAGGGTCGGTGCCATGCTGTCGCCCTCCACATGCATGATCCGCAGCTGCGACGGGCTAGCCTTCAGGCTGCCCTTTATCCACGATCGGCGGAAGTGATAGGCGCGGCCGGGGGTATCGTGATCCTCGGTCACCACTGCGCCTCCGCCCATTGAAGGGCGCGGGCTGGCATGTGCGATCGCCACGAAGGTTTCATCCGGGTTCTCGATGAAGGGCGGCTCGCCCTCGACCTCGCCGATGCCGTGGATCAGCCATTCCCGCTCGACTTTCAGCACGCGGGCGACCTCTGCCAGTTTGTCGATCCCTGGTCGTGCTGAGCGGCCGCGCAGGATGTCGTAGACAAAGGAGCGATTGACCCCGGCCATCTCTGCAACATGAGCGGGGCTGAGCCCGAGTTGCTGAGCGCGGGCGCGGAGTCGGTCAGAGAGCGTGTGATGCTCGGTCATGTTTTCCCCAAGGGTCTGTGGATTAAATAGGATAAAACAGGATTGATTGGAGCGCGTCAAGGATTTAGAACAAACCCTAAACACTCAATAGCAGGAATCGGGGGTTAGATGGAGATCGAGAAGGCGTATTTTACTCTGCCGGAGATCCTCGATCGCTGGTCCATCTCCGAGGCCGACCTGATCTATCTGGCGGAGAACGACAAGCTGCGGCTTTCGGTGCGTGTATTCGGCATCCCGCTGGAGGTAGGTGATTACGAGGAAACCGGCAACGGGGAGCTGTTCCGCGTGCCGTGGGAGCAGAGCCGCTTCAGCGGTCTCCTTGATCTGTATGCGCAGGACGTCTTCCAGCTCTTCCGGTGCAGCGAAGCCCATCTCAGCGAGATCCGGACGCCACGCGCGTCCTATGCAACGCTCTATGGCGAAGCTGAACCGATCTTCGTGATGATCGGAGATCTCCTGCTAAGGCGCGAGGAACGTGATCGTTTCGAAGCCGAGACAGGTTTCTCTGGCGCAGAGACCGGACCGCCGCTGCCGATCTTCAGCGCGTCATCCGACTATCACGAGGTGCGCTGCGGCGGACACCAGTTCCGCCTTGGCCCTATCCAGGCGCAAGTTGTCCGAGCGCTGCATCAGGCTGCGCAGCGGGGTGAGGCCTGGCAGAGCGGCAAGGCGATCCTGTCGGCGGCGGGATCAAAGAGCCTGAAGATGTCCGACGTGTTCAAATCCCAGAAGCAGTGGCGATCGCTGATCGAATCAAACGGTCGTGGCAATTACCGTCTGAACTGCGGCTGATTCCGGTCTGTCTCGTTCGGGTGCGCGCGTCCCTCCGGCTCCACAGGGGGATGCGCCGGGGGATAAGAGTGGGATCACCATCCCCCGCCACGGCGTTCGCTGCTGAGTTGCAAGGCTCAATCTGATCCCCCTCCGCATCCCACTTCGATCCTGACGAAATCCCACAGCAGGATTTCGCATCGTCCTCCCGACGCAGCGAGCGACAGGAGACGAAGATGCAGCTCAAACACCTCAATCAGAAAGAACTGGCCCGACGCTGGAATATCTCACACCGCACGTTGGAGCGGTGGCGGTGGGCCGGTGAAGGCCCGCAGTTCATGAAGCTGGGCGGCCGTGTGGTTTACCGCATGGAGGATATCACCGCATTCGAGCAGGACCAGCTGCGCCACAGCACCGGCGCTGATGCGCATGCCGGTGCCGCATGATGGTCCGCCTCGATGATTTTGCGGCCGACCGGGTGGTGCCGTTCTGCGCCGCTGCCGGTCTGGACGAGGTCGGGCTCTGCGCCTGGATCGCGCAGGCTGAGCCAGGCGACACGCTGATCTATCACCGCGGGTTTCTGGCAGTCGATGCCACGGCAGTTCTCTCGAAACTGCCTGCAGACCGTCAGCGCGCATTGCGCCAGGTCGCGGCCGCCGCCCTTCGCGCGGCCGAGCAGAACCTTGTCCATCTCGTACAGGCGCGGATCGGCCCCGACCACTTCGCCTACATCGCCATCGCCCGGCCCAAACCCCGATCCAGCGGTGCCGCCCTGTCGGTCCGGCTGCTCGAGGCCGCGTGATGCCCGCCTTCCAATCCTTTTTCACCGATCACGGAGACCAGTTCATGCCATTCCCAGCGAATACCCCAACGCCGGACGATCTGCCGTCCCTCAGCGCAGCCGAAATCGCGGCCCTGCCGGTCGAATTGCTGGCAATCCTGCAGCGCGAGATCGACGAGCGCCTGAAGCGCGACAAGACGGCTAAGACCCGCTTCGATGCTGGACTGGCCGTTCGCTACGCCACTCGCGCCACCGAGGAACGCCAAGCCGCAGGCAAAGACACCGGCACCGTCAGGTTCGACGACGGCGATTTCACCGTGGTCGCCGATCTGCCGAAACGGGTGGATTGGGATCAGGGCCGACTGGCCGACATGGTCGCGCGGATCCGCGATGCAGGCGACGACCCCGCCGAATATGTCGATCTCTCCTTCAAGGTGCCCGAGCGCAAATACGCCGCCTGGCCCGAGGCCATCCGGCAGGGTTTCGAGCCCGCACGCACGGTCCGGCCCGGCACGCTGAAGGTCGAGATCGTCCCGCAGGGGGGCGATCAATGAGCCTCCCCATCATCAGCGCCGACCAGCGGCTGGCCGAGCCGCGCGGCATCAAGGGCTGCATCTTCGGGAAAAGTGGAATTGGGAAAACCTCCCTTCTGTGGACCCTCGATCCCGAGCGCACGCTATTCATGGATCTCGAAGCGGGTGATCTCGCCATCGAGGGCTGGGCGGGCGACAGCATCCGGCCACGCACATGGACGGAATGCCGGGATTTCGCGGTGTTCATCGGTGGGCCCAACCCGGCTTTGCGGGATGAACAGCCCTATAGCCCGGCGCATTACAAGGCAGTCTGCGACCGCTTCGGCGATCCGGCAGCTCTCGACCGTTACGACACGATCTTCGTGGACTCGATCACCGTGGCGGGGCGGCTGTGCTTCGGCTGGTGCAAGGGCCAGCCCGAGGCGCTGTCGGAGAAGACCGGCAAGCCGGATGTCCGCGGTGCCTACGGGCTGCACGGCCGCGAAATGATCGGCTGGCTCACCCACCTGCAGCACACGCGGGCCAAGAACGTCTGGTTCGTCGGGATCCTCGACGAGAAGCTCGACGACTTCAATCGCAAGGTATTCCAGCCGCAGATCGACGGTTCCAAGACCGGGCTGGAGCTGCCGGGGATCGTCGATGAGGTGATCACCATGGCGGAACTGAAGTCCGATGGCGGTGATCCGTACCGGGCCTTCGTCTGCCAGACGATCAATTCATGGGGCTTCCCGGCCAAGGACCGCTCTGGCCGCCTCGAAAAGGTAGAAGAACCTCATCTCGGCCGACTGATGGCGAAGATCCGGACGCCTGCGCCCCAAGCGACCGACCGGCTGACCTACGCCCCGCCGCCCACCGAACCGGCTGCCACCGACCAATCCCAACCACAAGCCTGATCAGAAAAAGGAGGTTCCCCATGGGTTCCTGGAACGACTTCAACGACGCGCAGAGCAACACCAACCTCATCCCAAAGGGCACGCTGGCCAAGGTGCGCCTGACCATCCGTCCCGGCGGTTTCGATGATGCCTCGCAAGGCTGGACCGGTGGTTATGCCACGCGCGGCTCGACCGGTGCCGTCTATCTCAACAGTGAGTTCACCGTGACCGAGGGTCCGTATGCCCGGCGCAAGATCTTCACGCTGATTGGCCTCCACAGCCCCAAGGGGCCGGACTGGACCAACATGGGCCGCAGCCTGGTGCGCGGCATGCTGAACTCGGCGCGCGGGATTTCCGACAAGGACATATCGGCAGAGGCGCAAGCCGCGCGGCGGATCAGCGGCTTCGCCGATCTCGACGGGATCGAGTTCATCGCCCGCATCGACATCGGTACCGACGCCAGCGGCGACGACAAGAACGAGATCCGCAGCGCGGTCACGCCGGATCATCGCGATTATGCGCAGGTCATGGGCGCGGCACCGTCGCTTGGTCTGCAACAACCCGCCGCCAATACTGCGCCTGCGCCGCAACCTGCCGCCGCACCTGTGCCGGGTCGCCCGGCATGGGCGCAGTAAGGGGCTGCGCTATGCGCCTTCGTCCGCGCCAGAGCCTCTTCGTGGAGCGCAGCCTCGCTGCGCTCTGCGATCACGGCAACACGCTCAGCATTGCCTCGACCGGATTTGGCAAAACCATTGCGCTATCCGCCGTCGTCGCGCGCTCCATCGAGGGCAGCGAGGCCAAGGCCTGCATCCTCGCCCATCGCGACGAGCTGACATCGCAAAATCGCAGCAAGTTCGGCCGGGTCGCGCCGGAGATCACCACCTCCGTCGTCGATGCCGGGAGCAAGGATTGGGCCGGTCAGGCGACCTTCGCCATGGTGCCGACGCTGACGCGTTCCGGCAATCTCAAGGCGATGCCCGCGCTTGATCTACTGGTGATCGACGAAGCACATCATGCGATCGCTGACAGCTATCGCAGGATCATCGATCACGCGCGCGCCGCCAATCCCGACTGCCGGATTTTTGGTGTCACGGCTACGCCGAACCGGGGCGATCGCAAAGGTCTGCGCGAGATTTTCGACAATGTGGGCGACCAGGTCCGGCTGGGTGAACTGATCGCCTCGGGCCATCTGGTGCCGCCGCGCACCTTTATCATCGACGTCGGAGTGCAGGACGAACTGCGCGCGGTGCGCAAGACCAGCGCGGATTTCGACATGACCGAGGTGGCGGGCATCATGAACCGCGCCCCGGTCACTGACGAGGTGATCCGGCATTGGCGCGAGAAAGCCAGCGACCGGGCAACGGTCGTCTTCTGCTCCACTGTCGCCCATGCGGAAAATGTCGCCGCGGCGTTCAACGACGCAGACATTGCGGCGGCCGTCGTCCATGGTGACTTGGACGCGCCGACCCGGCGCAGGATCCTGGCCGCCTATGCCTCGGGCGAGATCCGCGTCATTGTCAACGTCGCGGTGCTCACGGAAGGCTGGGACCATCCGCCGACCTCCTGCGTCATCCTCCTGCGCCCGTCATCATACAAATCCACCATGATCCAGATGATCGGCCGTGGGCTGCGCACGGTCGATCCCGAGGAATACCCGGGTGTCATAAAGACAGACTGCATCGTGCTGGATTTCGGGACGTCGAGCCTGACCCACGGCACGCTGGAACAGGACGTAGACCTGGACGGCCGCGAACCGGTGCCCGGGCCAGCCCCGAGCAAGACTTGCCCTGAATGCGAGGCGCAGATCCCGCTCGCCGTCACCGAATGCCCATTCTGTGGCGCTGACCTGTCACGGGAGATTTCGGCACCGATCGACAGTTTCATCATGTCCGAGATTGACCTGCTGAAACGCTCCAGCTTCGCGTGGGTCGACCTCTTCGGCGATGATGCGGCCCTGATGGCCAACGGGTTTAACGCTTGGGGCGGCATCTTCTTCCTTGAGGGCCGCTGGCACGCTGTCGGCGGCGGCAAAGGTCAGGCTTCCCGGCTGCTCGGTGTGGGCGAACGGGCAGTCTGTCTCGCGCAGGCCGACGACTGGCTCAACACCAATGAAACCGACGAAAGCGCCTTCAAATCGAAGGGATGGCTGAAACAGGCCGCGACCGAGAAGCAGCTGCAATACCTGCCGACAGAATTTCGCAGCGACTATGGCCTCACCCGTTATCGCGCCTCGGCGCTGATGACCTTCAAGTTCAACAAGCGCGATATCCGACAGTTGGTCGGCCGGGCTGCTCCGTCCCTCGGTAGGGCCGCGTGAGCCATGTCGCGCAAATCCCATCCCCGGCCGAACCGGCTTCGAATTGCCCGGGATTTGACCGCCTCTGGCATCCGCGCGGCACGCTCTGCGCAGTCTGCATGTCCCGCACCCGTGGCTTCGGCTGGTTCGATCCGCACCGGCCACGCGGCAAACGCACATCTCGCTGGTTCTGCTCAATGGGCTGCCAGGCGGCTTTCACTCTCAAAGCTCGGAA